TCAAAGCCGCATTCACGCTCGTACATCTGTACGATTCCCTTATTGGTAGTGGTGTCAGAAAATACGAGAGACATACTACTGGACGTAATCTGTTACCAAGAGCGTGGTACTTGTCTGGTTGGTAGAAGATGCCTGAATTGATCCGCTGTACTGGTTTACGTCTGTAATTTGGTAACAAACGTTATACCCCGCTGCCGCTGCAAGGACTACATTTGCGGCTGTATTTGACGCTGGCTTGTCTCCATCAAATCGGATAAATACTGGGTTAGCATTTGGGTTACAGATCGTAGCGAACTTTCGAGTGTAGCTAGTACCCTTACCAAGGGCATTAGTAGTGGTTGCAAGAAGTCGAGTAGAGCTTGTTACCGCTACAGATGTTGTGGTGGTTGCTGTTGAAAGTACCGTAGCCATAGGCCCAACTGCCTCAGCCTTATGGGTTGTCTGAAGAACAGCATATCCACCGAGCACGAGAGCAAGTAGTGCAATTACTGCGATAGATGTCTTTGTCTTTGAGTTCATAGTGTGTTTTGGGCTATACGAGAATCTGCGAGTGTTCGTAGACTCTCCCCAGCCCAAGGCTGGAGAACATTAGATTGTTGGGTATTCCTCGAATGTTGCCTGACATGCACCCGTAGGGCTGAATGTTCCGGTTCCACCACGCATACCTACAACAATCCATGTATTAGGAGCAAATACGGTTGCTGCGCCTGCTGCTGGACTAGTTGATGCCTGAATGAATCCTTGTGCATTTGCGGCGATGTTATAGTCGGTGCCAATCTGTGTCGTAGTTGCAAATGCCGTAGTTGCTTTTGCAATCGTAATGATTGACGCGGTAGTAGAGCTAACATCGAACTTGATACCAAAGTATCTGAGCGTAGATGTAGCTGCTGGAGACTGGATAGCACATACCGTAGTCGTAGCTGTTGAGAGCGCACGAGCTGTAGGGTATACGCGCACACCATTACCACCACCCCATTTAAGGTAGTTAGACGCAATATCTGGACCAGCAAGTGCTCCAAATGAAGGTGTCTCTACCTTGCTTGTATGAGCGAATGATGCACCACCGAAGCCGACAATAACTCCTACAACCAGGACAGCTACTATTTTGAGTGTTTCCATGAGTAGGATAGTTAGTACTTAACCAAGTTCTGCGAGCTTACGAGCGAACTCAGCTTCCTTTGTAGCAGCCTTAGCAGGATTTGACTTGCGATATGCTTCAAATACTGCTTCGAGTTCTGCGCGCTTCTGGCTCTTTGATACAGGAGCCTCAACAGCTTCCTCTACTACTTCTACTGAATCTGTCTTTTCCTTTGCCATTGTTGTTTCGTTAGTCCTTACGGGGGAAATGTAGAGGGAATAATCGGTGGGAAGATACCCCCTACATTCCCCCAATAAGGGAGAATTACTATTAAGCGGTGAGCGTAATGTCAATGGTAAGTGTTGCCCAAGGAGTCCACTGCTTGAATCCTGCGTAGCAGATTCCAGCAACTTCCATACCTGTCTTACCCGTAACACCCTTCTCTTCAAAGGTGAGCCAGCGAGGACGAGCATAGGTAGATACCATCTTTGCACCACCAACACGGTGTCCTGCATTCGTCCAAGTCTTAGTACCTGACACAGATGAAGTAGTTTCATCTACGAACGTACCAGAACGTACCACGTAGATGTCTACACCCATCATGTTTCCAATGAAACCATTACGGAGTGCAGCATCAGCGAAGTTGAAACCTGACGCAACCTGGGAGGCGATAATACCTGGAAGGTCAGTATTCTCAACAATCACATAGGTACCACCAATAGCATCAGCGTATCCGGCAGTCTTAGAAATAATGTTTCCAAGAATAACTGATACGTTAGCGGCGGTAGTAAAGCCACCTGAAGGAGTAGAGTAGGTTCCTGTACCATCCTCACAGAGGTTATTGATTACCCACTTGTCTACTGCCTGAACAAGAGAGTTCGTAAGTGCAGTGTTCGCCGTGTAGAACAGGTCGAAATTAGACGTTGCCTCCTCAAAGTGGAAGATGTGGGTTGCAGCGATGAACTCGTCAGCCACCGTGAGCGTATCGTCCGTAGTGGTGATAGCTGCTGGTGAGTAAGTACCTGCTACTGCCTGAACGGTAGTAGTTACTGCGGTGATGTATGGTGACGAGATTGTCTTCAAGTCTGAAGAATCAACCATACAGACCTTCTCAGCAACCACCTGGTTCTTGAGAGCCTGCATCACCTGCGCTGAGCGGTATTTGTCGCGCAGCGTCTTAGTTGAAAGTGTGTTAGCCATTATTTAGGGATAATTGTTGTAATCCCCACCGATTGACTAATTGCTTAGCCCTTATTTTCCCGTAGCTTGGCGAGCATTAGTGCCTCAATATCTGCATCGGAGTCTGGTAGATTTCCAGCCTTTGCACTCGTGAGGATTGCTTCTGGTGTAGGCTTGGATGAACCGCGACGTACACTAGAAACATTTGCTGCTGCTGCGGTTTGTCGTTCCTCAGTACGAACTGCAAGAATTGCCTTTAGCTCGCTAGTATTGAGTGCTTCTCGTAGAGAGAGTCCTTCTGCCTTTGCGTAGCGTTCAACTCTGTCAATATCGTCTTCGTGAACATTTGCCTTAATGAGAGCCATCGCATCTGCGGTAGAGATTTGAGACTGCGTAGCAGGTTCCTGTACTGTCTCCTTCTTCGCTTTCTCTGCCTTCTCTGCACGGATACGCTGATTGTTTGCGATTTCCTCAGCCTTAGCTAGGCGAGCTTTGAGTTCCTCGACTGACTCCTCTGGTTCCGATTCGTCAATAATCTCATCAAGTTCTAACTCTTCTGTTTCAGTTACTTCAGGCGTAACAACTCCGTTTTCATCTTCCATGATGTAGGGTCTTTTGGTAAGGGACTGAGACAAGTCCCGATTGCTTGTAATTATAAAGTAATCCGTAAAAGGTCAAGTGTGAATAACTATTGACTACTTGCACGGGTCATGCGCTTCTCTTGGTCTTCTGGTGACTCCTCCTTGTGCCCCGCAATAATCTTCAAGTCTCTAAGCATTGGGTCAATGTAACCAAGAAGATAGTTACGAGCAGTTGCGTGAACAAATCGTGTGAGTCCATCCTTGCCCTCAAGATTCTTTAGCTCTGTAAGGGTGATAGGTGTTTCACGTGTAAAGTCATATTCTCCGATAATATCGAGCTGTTGAGCAAGATACTTCTCTTCCAAGAGCTTTGCCTCAAACAATGGTTCCATATCCTTTACAGAACAGGTCTTCAGGTCTTGCGTGAGAGACGCATAGAAGTCAGGAATCTGTGTAAGAGGATAGTCCCCCGTGAAATCAGGAAGTAGTTTCTTCTTCAGGATTGCAAATACTTCTGGTGTGAGCTGGCGCTTGATAAGTTCCTGTTCCTGGTCAGTAATTGGAACCTGAAGCATTACGCTACGAATAGCGTACAGAAGCTCGTCATTATCTGCGAACGTAGCCTTGATAAGTGCTAGTTCTGCTTTGGTAAAGATAAATACCTGGTCTTTGTCTATATTAACCATTTGTTGTTGTCGTTACTGGTAATCCACCGCTTACCGTTCCCACCGGGGGTGCTGGTACAGCAGGAGCAGGTTGTGAAGGCAGGGAGGCTATTTCAATAGGAGATACGACACCTGTAGCCATAAGTATCTTAGATACTATGAGTTGTGCCTGTGGATTGTTTGAATAGTTTGGATTCGCAACTGTAGCAAGCGCAGTATTAAGCGTCGTGAGTACCATTTGATTATCTGTACCTTCGCCAACAATATCTACATCCAAATCCCATTCAAGGTCTTTGAGCGCATCTTTCCATGTCTGGTCGGTAATGTCATTAGGAGTAAAGAACCGCTGATTACCGAGTTGTGCAAGTCCTTGGCGTACTTGGTTTTCAGCCTGTGCTTGGTCCATTGTTGGTACTTCTCCACGCAATAGCGCTTTCTTAGCTTCCTCACGCGCAAGATTAGCTGCTGCACGAGGTACATACATAGCATCGAGCTTCTTTATGTTGTGGTCTTCAAGAATAGCGCTTATTTCATCGCTGGTATTCATCTTCTTCTTGAGATGTGGAACCACATACTCACGAATCATATCCTCAATAGCAAGTCCCTTATTCTCGGTCATAAGCTCGAATAGACTGCGAGACTCGTTAAGCACTGCCTCTACCTGCCTCCATGCAGTGCCTGATGGTGCGGTATTGCCTAGCATTGACTCACTCACGCCAGCAATCTCATTGGAAAGAGACTTCCACATGTTGCTGTATGACTCTTGAGTGGAGATGTCGTGTGACGTGTTATTTATCTGCGTGAGTGGCTTATTCTCCGCATGAACCATAATGTCTCCCTGTTCAATAGCAGAAAGTACGTTACGCCCTACATAATTTGCGTCTGCGGTCTGGAAAATGAGTTTAGATGCAACGTCCATCTGGTCTTTAATGGACTTTGCAGTGTGGTTCATCATCCATTGAGCATCAAATAGGAGTTTTACTGAACCATCGAGTGAGACTGAGCCATCTGTACTTGGAAGAAGTGACACAAGCATGTATGGGTCTTTGCTCTCTCGACCTGCATACAAGGTGAAATCATCGTATTTGCCCTGTTCCTTCGATTCAACGAATGAGATAACGTGCATCTGTTGTACATAGGTGTCTTCATCCTTAGCTTTTCCAGTAAGGTAGGACAATGGGAACAATCCGTGTACTTCGTAGAGCTTAATGTAGTTATTCTTGTTGTCCTGACGCTGTCTTCCTGTCGTTTCGCGCGCCTGTACTGCGTCACAGAGCTTCTCTACAAGGTCTTGGTCATATTCCTTACGTTGGCGGAGCTGCCCTTCAGTGAGTTCAAGTATCTCAATCTTAGGATTATTCTTGAAATCTATCTGGTCTACGATAATGCGACTCCAGGGAATGACCATTGGTGTAAGTTTTCCGTTTGAGTCAATAAACTTACAGACTGCACTATTAAATGCAGCCATTTCCATGCCCATATCATTTAGGAACGAACCAAAACGCTCTCGGCGCATCCAGTCCTGTAGAAGTACAGTAGCAACAAATGCTGCTGCTACTTGATTGAGTTTAGTTGGTCGCACAAGAATGTTCTTTCGGTCAATATCGGTAGAGCGATACCAAATATTTCTAGCCGCGATAACAATATTAAAGAACGGCTTTTCACGCCCTAAGTCGTCTGTCTTGCCTGAAATATGCTTACTGTTGAGATAGGCATAAATCTTGTTTATGTCCTCGTACAAATCAGTACGAACGTACTTAGACATGAGTGCTCCCCCACCGGAGATAAAGTCTTGTTCTAGTTTTCTCACCAAGGAACCTAGTGTTTCTGTATCGTTTTCCATGTGTGGGAGTTTTTAATGAGTATAAGTATACAGTCTTGTCAATAGCAATAACTGTGGATTATTGCGTACTTCTTATCTTTGCTTCATTACGCGCAAATTGGGACAGTATCTTATTGTTTAGTGCTGCAATATCTTCGCTTTGTTGAGGAAGTAACTTACCTCGTATAACGAAATACATACGCATGATGAGTGTATCGGACACGTCAGGTGAACGTCCAATAAGTGCCTTAATATCATCCTTTTGCGTTGCCATGCGCTTTCCGTCCCCCTTGGAAACATCCTGATATACAGCTAGTTCCTCAATGATTGCTTCTTTTATGCGTACATCAGCTATCCGTGCGGCTATCTTGTGTTCATTTACGAGTCCTGCAAGCGTAAACACGCATTGTGAGCGCAAGTTAGCGTATTCACTGGATAGTGTTGCGGTCTTTGTGTAGTGGACATTAGGAAGCCTGGTTGGGTCTATATCGGTCTTGAGCGCTGCGTATGATGATTTATAGCCGATAATGCCATTGAGCAGACTGCTACTTGCCACTCCAGCGCCTACGCCTATTGCGTCTACTATTATCTGAGAATATGGGATACGTTCTTGTGCGGCATATTCACGTATCTGGTTGACTATTGCCTCAGTATTAAGAGAGTTGTATTGCTCGATTCTATAAAGTTCTAATCCTTCCCAGAAGCTAAATACGGTCTTATCCGAGCCATCATCGGCCACATCCACTACCAGGAACTTCTCCGTGCTCTTGGTGATGGTGTTCGTAAATATATCTACCAATGAGGTGTATCTAAAGAGTGAACCAGCATTATCAACGTATTCAGCAAGTATTTCCTGCCTATACGTGTCATGGTCCATTTCTTCTTGGGCCTTTGTAAGCTCTTCTTTGGGGAAGAAAGGATTATCCCACGAAGTCCAATGGGTACTTTGCCAGTCTAACTTATCTTCTCCATACTTCTCTAAGCGTCTAAGGTTGGGATTTTCTTTCTTAGGTGTTCCGCCAAATCCTGCGCCACCACCTGTCTCAGCGAGCATTGGGTAGAATATCTCTTGCCAGCCTATGAAGAAATCTTTAAGTGTGTCTGTTTCGTCGAACTCTATCCAAACCACATTGGACATTCCACGATAGTTCTCTCTATTCTCCCAACCGCCTACATAGATAGTAGTTTTTCCACCCATTTCGTTAGGAATGGTCATTTCTAGGCGGCTTTCATTTGAGTTACCTATCTGGCCTAGGCGGTGTTTTAGTGCTTC